TTAACTCCAACTCGTTACTAGACTGATTTGCATCTCACAGCTCAAGAGATCACCTGATGCTACTGAGAGAACTTGTGGTTGGGATACTGTTCCCACGGTGTATGAAATAATGTCGTTTGTTGTAGCTATATAAAGTGCGTTAAACATAGTAACAATTGCACCTTCAATACCTTGAAGGTTTCCTTGATTATCAAATAATGGAACTGTGATAAGAAGCTTAAAATTTGCTGTTGGCCCTACGGTAGCCCATGAATCGTTGGAAGGTTCAAGGTATGGATCATCAGGAATAATGACTACAGAGTTAGCCTGAATGGTTGCAGGTGGGTAAGCAAAAACTTGGTAAGTTGTATTTGACAATAGTGCCGTTGCAAGGGTCTGGCGAAGGGTTGATATTGCTGGTACTGACATTAGCCGACCATCGCTCTAGGGTTCATGTAAGGAGCGATAAGACCGCGAACCTTGGCAAGCATTGTATTACCAAGACGGTAAGGACTTGGAGTAATGCCATCAACTGAAACGCCGCCGCTAGAAGGTGATTGACGAGCCTGCCAAACGTCTATGGCAAGCATGAGAGCGGCTTGACGAATTGCTGGTGTGCTGGCGTATGTAGAATCTTTTGTATCGACTCCTGAAACAAGTCCATAAGGAACGATAAGTTGATAATTCTGATCTGCGTGAGTATCGCTCCATTGAAGGATTGAATATCCGCGTGGGAATGAATAATAGTTATATGGAAAATAATAGGTAAAAAATGGGAACGTACCTGAGCCTTGACTCCAAGGATACGTCGCTGTGATGGTATGAGTTCCATCGAACTTTGCGCCGCAATTCGCAACTGTTACGGATTGACCGGCTGTAAATCCTACCTGCGCTGAAACCACCACAGTTACTACATTGTTCTGAACTGTGCCACCAATTACAGGTAATTGATTGAACCAAAGATATTGGTTCAAGGTATCTTGGGCAGTTTGACATGCTAACTCTAAATCAGAATCAGGGTACAGCGTACCTACGCCAAGGACTGAGCGAAGCTCGTCAACGGTTACATAAGTTGCTGCCATAATTTCCTTTCTAAAGACCGAACAGGCGGGGTAGGGCTCTGCCCCGCCCGTCGGCGTACTTAGTTACCTCTTGCTTATGTGAGGTTGAAGCGACGAACACCCGCAGGGATAAGAACCTTACCTGCGCCGTAGCCGTAGATTGCTGTCTGCACAGCCATGTTTGAAACGACGTTCACAGAGAAAAATGCCTCTGGAGTTTCAAACCACATTGCTGTTTCAGGAGCGATGATAAATGCAGACTCGTCGATGAGACCAGCGGTAACATTCTTATCAACATAAAGGTCAAGTCCGAGAACATTTCCCTTGATTGAAGTTGGAACTGCTTGTCCGCCTGCGTTCATTGGCTGTGAAGCTGTGAAAATTGGGCGACCTGTTGTATCGACTGCACCGATGAGCTGTGACCACCAGTCGGTGTTAGTTACGATGTTTGATGCGAAGTATGAAGAACCCTTGTATGCAGCAGGAGCTTCTACGCCGATGTATGAGATAAGACCAGAGATTGAAGCTGCCTTTGTTGCAGCTTGTGTTCCCTGTGATGTAAGAGCAGAGATCATTGCTGAGTCAGTTGCTAGGCGGTATGCGCGCTCAAGCTGAATAGCAAGTTGGTCGAAGAAGATTGGGTCTGAACGCTCAAGAAGAGCCAAGTCCACAGTCTGCTGTCCTGCGTAGCGAGCCAAAGTTACTGTCTCGTATGCAGAAGTCATTGCTGTATCTGAAGGTGCTGTTCCGTCGATTGCGTTTGAAGCAACTGTTGGAGCAGTATCAGAACCGCCGCCTGCTGATGTAACCAAAGCAGGAATATTTATCTGCATGCCTGATGCAGGCGCGGCTTGTCTCGTCACGGCATCAATAGTTGGACGGCCAAAATTCGTATTGCTTACGAAGTTTGAAAGGTACTGAACTGGGTTGAACGCAGGGTTAGATGACATTGTTCCATCTGTTGCGATGAGGCTGCGGTCTTCTGACGCAGCAACCCACAAGCGGGATTCGTTGTCGCCAAGTGCTGCTTTGATTTTGTGTTCTGTGTAGCGACCCATTGATGTGATTCCGTGACGTACACGGGTCACACCTTCGCCATAAGGAGTTGCCGCCTTAATGACTGGGCGTGAGGCTTCTGCTGTTGCTGCTGCCTCAGTTGTTGCGGGAGTTGTATCTTCTGACACAGCTGCCTCACTTTCTGTTGGTTGGGTTTCATCTGCAACCTCGATAGGTGCAGAAACTTCTTCTTCGACTACTTCTTCTGAAGCAGCGACTTCGAGGACGCGAGCCTCGGTAAATGCAGGAGATTCAACAAGTGAAACTTCCTTGAGAATTGCTGATGTGACGACTAATGTGCCGTCTTTCATTTCCTTTGATGCTAGAACTTCAACACCGACAGAAAGTCCGTCTATAAGTCCTTCTGAAGCCATAAGCAAGTAATCTGTCGCCTTGCTTGCTGCGCTTAACTTAAATACGCCATCGATGCCTGAAGCAGTCTCATTGAAAGACTTAGCTCGACCAATAGGATCATTCGTATTGTGTTGCGCAAGTAATTTAATCTTGGATGGTGCAGGAATCTGGATTGAGCCGTGCTCGAAAATTGTCTTACCAGCAGAAGTGTTGCCGACTGCGCCAAAAGGCACAATCTGACCTGCGATAATGCGGCGTTCTCCATCTGCCGCTGTAATCATCTGGGAACTAAAGTTCAGTAGCATCTGGTACTGACTCCGTTTCTGCTCCGCTAGGGGCATTGGTTGTGTAGGAAGATTCTGAGCCGTCTGGCGCAAGTCCTTCCATTTCTTTGGCTTGATTTAAAGATATGAGTTGAAGTGATAAGAGTTTTTCTGTCACAGCAAGACGGTCTTGAGGGTTGGCTCGTAGGAAGGTTTCATCTACGGCGAATCGCACAACCTGACCGCGAGGAGTAAGATCATCGAGAGACAAGCGGTCTTCGATGGCACAGATATATGGAGCTAAAGAATAAGCAAAGAACTCTTTGCGTGAATCAAGTACGTTCTGATAAGTAGATGAGCGATTATGCTCTGCGTTAATCATGTGTGCCGGGATATTAAATGCGCGAGCAATCTGAGCCGCTAATTCTTCGATAGAATCGTTGTAAGTCATTTCCATTGGAGAATATGACGTTGGAACGTACTCAAGAGTAGAAGTTAGGTAAGCAGTTGAACGATTCTTGCGGGCTTGCTTCCAAGTATTAAGAAGTCCTTGAATCTGTCCGTCTGGAAGGTCTGCACCTGAGTTCTTAAGATAACCAGTTGGTTGTGGAGAAGAAATACCGACGTTAGCAGCTTCTTCAGCCTGAATTGCAGAGTTGATAAGTCGCTGGGAACGAACTAGAACGCCCTGGTCTAATGCTTGGAATGTAACGAGTGATCCAACGCCTGAATCTGGAACCTTGGTTCCATTAACCATGTAGTAATCGACTTCTTGAGTCAATGTGTCAAGTTTAGTAGTAACGCGGTTATTCTGAATCCACTCAAAAGATGCGGGGCGATTATCGTCTGCATAAACTGAGGTAACGCGCCAAAAAGCTTGACCGAACATAATAAGAGAATCGACAGTCCACGCAATCGTTACAGATCGTGGAGCGCGTGAATCTGGTTGGCGAACCCATGTAGGCATTGCAAGTTCTTCACCAGTTGAAAGTGAATACATTTCCAAAGGAATCGTTGCAATAGTGCCTTTAATAAGATTAAGGCATTGATTGACTGCCGGGACAGAAACCGCAGATTGGCGATCGATTGGAGAAGCCCAGTTATTCCAGCCACCCATGCCCATTGCATAAGATGACCCAAATGGCGCGTCATAGACAGCTGGATTCACCTGCGCTGTTAATTGTTTCTTATTTCGCCCAAAGATTGCCATAGAGTGCAATTATACACTACATATAGATTATCCAGCGTATATAGCCGCTACCTGTTGTGGTTTCATCAACATTGACACAACCATGGCAGTAGCAATCGCTCCAGAGATATCGCCAGCCGACTTACGCTTCACAATACGCCATGATGAATCGTTGGTTTTCGCCGCGCAGTTGTTCATCTGCTGAATCCAGTTCTCCTGACCCTTATGCACTAGGCGCAGGTTATCCATTGAGTCTTTTAGATCCGTACATGCCTGATAAAACTGCTGGCCAGAGATATCTTGAACTACACAACCGCTATTGGCAAGGCGTTCTGCAATAGTCTGAGTTGCATACTTGTCATAGCAGATTTGGCGCGGGTGGTATTGGTCAGCCCAGCCTTTTATCTCAGCTGCAATCTTTAAGTCATCTACCGAGACTTGCGAGTCCCAAGTTTGGAGTATTCCCACGCCAATTCGACCATCTGGGAGTATCTGACCAGCAACGAGGCTCGCATTACGGCGACTCGGATTGACATCGAAAGCGAATACGGTGTAACCACCGACTGGAATCTCGAGAGTGCTATCAGAACATGCCTCAATAGAACCATGAGTCCAAGGAGAGCTAAGGGAGTCGATCCATTGGCATAGAAGCTCCGTGCGGGTATTTTCAATAGGTGATGTGGCGACTGCTTCTTCAAGGGCTTCCTCCGTGATGGTATATCCGAGTGCTGGATTGGCTTGAGCCCACCCAGAGCGATCCGTAATCTTGCAATACTGTGGCGCTGAGTATTCATAGAACCCAAAAGACTTAGGCGGGTGCTCTAAAGCCCTTTCCCGCATGCCATTTAGGACTGTCGAGAAAGCGTCTCCTGCATTAGAGGTAAGAAGCGTCTGAGAATTTGGACGCGCTCGAGTTGTAGGGATTGCCGCTCGATATCCTTCTTCGTGAATTTCACGGAGTTCGTCGATGAATAAGAAGTCTGCAGTTCGTCCGCGAGAGCCGTCTCTAGTCGCCGCAACAACGTCAAGCCTTCTTCCGTCCAGCATCTCAATAGACTCAGTTCCGTTGGCGTACCGAATCTGTTTAACGAATCCTTTGAGATGGTCATTGGTCTCCAATACCTGTGCTACTTGTCGGAATGTGTCGAGTGCCATGGCTCTATTAGAGGACATGATGAGAATGTTCTTGCTATCCCACTTTAAGAGGTGAGCCAAGATAAGCATACGGGCTAAGTGCGTCTTTCCGTTCTGACGCGCTATCAGGAGCAGGTTAGTCTTACGAATCCATTCGCCGGACTTGTTAACTGTCAGCATGTCTTTAAGAACGTGCTCCTGCCATGGTAATAATGGCATGCCTATGATCTCGCATAAGTCCTTGACGTCTTGGAGCTTAGAATCGCCCTTTGCAGGTGGACTGAATAGCCGTGGTTTCGTTGCCCCTCGTAGCTTCTTGGTACGTGCCGCCATGACTAGGCTCAATTCCCTATCGGTCTGGCTGTAAAAGGTGTGTCCTCCGCCATGACTGAGCGTGTTGGAGAGATATTGCCAGG